CATCGCTCAAAGCCATCAGCGACGGCAGTGGCAATGACTCCGCACTCCAAGTCTCCAACGCCGCAGTCAATACCACCGGAGACTTCAGCGTAGCCACTAACAAGCTCACAGTGGCCTCTGCAAGCGGCAACACGGCTGTTGCGGGTACTTTGGCTGTCACCGGAGCCACCAATCTCTCAAGCCTCATTACGAGCGGTGCAGCGACCATAGGCGGTGCGCTCAATGTTACCGGAGCAACCACGCTCACCGGCAACCTTACGGTACCAGGAAACCTCGCGGTCACCGGAACCTCCACCCTGACCGGTGCCACCGCTGTTACAGGCACCCTCGGAGTCGCGGGAGCAAGCACATTAGCAAGCGTTGGAGTCACCGGAGCCGCTACCGTTGGGACTACCCTCGGAGTCACGGGAGCGACCTCATTGGCCAGTGTTACAGTGGGAACAACTCTCGGGGTAACCGGAGCGGCCACGTTAGCCAGTGTCGGTGTCACAGGTGCTGCTACGGTTGGAACAACCCTTGGCGTCACTGGAGCTACTACCTTGGCTAGTCTTGGTGTTACAGGTGCAGCAACCGTTGGAACCACACTGGGTGTAACCGGAAATACCACGCTGACTGGTGATCTCGCAGCCAATGGCAATACCACTCTTGGAAATGCATCCGGTGATTCGCTCACTGTCACGGCAGGTGCTGTCACGATCAACAACCTGCCCAGCAAAACCGTCCCTGTTGATGCCGACACCGTGCTGCTCAGAGATTCCGCGGCGTCCAATGCGCTGAAAACGGCTTCTATTGGAACGATCGGTGCGGTGAAATTCGTGTATTCAGAGGAAATAGTTAAGCCGTCAACGACTGGCCAGTTCATGTCCATTTCCTCTGGAGTTGGAACCGCAATCCAAGAAAGCGGATCTACCTCTGATTGGTCATATACTTGGACTCCAAAAACGGTTGGAAACAAGGCGTTGATCAAGGTTTCAGTTCCGTTCCAACCGCAAAACGACGGCATTTGCTATGTTGGAATAGCGCAATCTCCTTACGCTCAACCCGGTGACATCATATCCGCATCTGGAGTGTACGGTGAATCCACATCGTTCAATACGATGAGCACAAACATCTGTTTTGTATCAACCGTTTCTACATATACGTTTAAGATTCTTGTTACATCAAATCAGACGATGGGGATTACGGTTGCTGCGAATACCGGCGGATCTTACTTCAATCAGTCTTCATCAACCTTCCACGCTAAGGTTCACTTTGAGTTGATCGAATTCGCATGAAACCCTCCGAAGCGGCTCAAGCGGCTTGCGACAAGCTGTCGTTCACAGACTCGGCCACCATCGCGTTGGCCAAGAAGTTCTGTATCCGCCGCTACTCGATGATCTGGGATTCCTGCCTGTGGAACGATACCCTCGGCATTATCTCTCATCCGGTAACCGCCGGCACTGAGATCGTCACGCTCTCTGATTACGTCACCTCCGCCTACGCTTCAGGGACCGGTTACAACACCTTCATCGACTTCCCCGTAGCCATCCGATTCACGGTCACCGGAGATACCGATGGCATCGAAGTGCCCGCCGCGGAATGGGTCTCGTTCTTCCAGCTCGATCCCAACACCTGGAATAACGTCGATAGCCGTAAAGCCACCCCCGGCAACTTTGTTAACTGGACTCGATTGATCGGTGGAGCTTATGGCGAGGCCGGTGTTCCGCGCATCAAGCTTGTTCCCACGCCCAATGCCGATGGCACTCTGTTTATCCTCGCCAAGAAACAGTCGCAGATGCGGCAGTTCGGTGAGGCGGTCACCATCTCAAACGATACCAACTTTGAGTTGCGAGGCGTAGAGAACGCTCTAATGGCCTACACCGAAGGCGATCTCCTCGAATACTCTCGGCAGTACGGCAAAGCCCAAGCCAAGTTCCAAGAAGGAGCCGCTCAGGTCTCCATCATGAAAGACATGGAACGCGGCCAACAGCAGCAAATCAGCCGCATCATCCCAGATAGCTTGTACGATTACACGTTCCAAGACATCCTGTAATCCGCCATGCCATTCCAATCCTCAGATGCTCTCGATGACCAGATGCTTCTGGATGGAAGCACTGGGTTTTCGACCGGCGTAATTTCAGCCACTCGTCCCGATGGCATTCCTGCAACCAGCATGGAATCGGCCATCAACATGGACTATGACGACTTCGGCAATCTCGTCACCCGTCTAGGAGCCGTTTCACTGGCAGGCAACAGCATCACCGCCAACTGGGAAGACATCATCACCAACTGGGAGTCAACGACTTCCAACTTTGGCAGTAACCTTCCAATCAACGCGACGGTATTGTCCGGTTTCTACTTCGACACAGCCGCTTCCGAACGCCTTGTCATCGCTGTTAATGACCTTAGCACCTCCACCAAGAGCCTCTACTACGGGTCACCCGGCGTTTCCTACAACCTGATTTCGGGATCAACGCTCAACGCTTCCGCTTCCTACGTCTATTTTGCTCAATTAAATGACAAATTGTTTTATTCGGACGGTTTAGGAACGCTGAAGTACGTCTCAAGCGCGAACCTCAACAGCTCGACTACAGCCGGCAAGATCAGCCGCATCGATGTCATCAATCAGGGGTCCGGTCATAACTCTGTCCCCACAATAACCATCTCCGCGCCTCCCAGCGGCATCACGGCTACGGCAACCGCTGTTGTTGCCAACGATGGTAATCTCGTATTCATAACGATCACCAATCCCGGCAGCGGTTATGTTACCGCTCCCACAGTCTCCATTTCTCCAGCAAATCAATCTCACGCCGTAGCCTTTGTATCGCTCACGCCTCCTGCCAAGCCGATCTATCTAACCACCCATACCAATCGGTTGTTCGCAGTTTCCGCGGATACATCCATCCAGCCCGATACCCTCTACTTCTCGGATATCCTCGATGGCGAATCCTGGGATCCTCTCGGGTCTCTTCGGATCGGTGGCGATGGTGATCCAATCAAGGGACTCTACTCTTGGTTCGGCTATCAACTCATCGTCTTCAAGGAACGCTCTATTTGGAGCGTAAATGCCGATCCTTCGCAGGATGCAGCCGATTGGACCATATCACTCATCAGCGGCAATATCGGCTGCTCATCGCACCGGTCCATCACCGCGGTTGGTCCTGACGTATTCTTCCTATCCCGAGATGGCATCCGCTCTCTCCAGCAGATCCAAGCCGGTACCCAGACTAGCGTAGGTCTCGCGCTCTCCAGCCCGATCAACGACCTCATCAGTCGCATCGACAAGACCAAGCTCGATCTCTGCGACGGTGTATTCTGGAACAACCGCTATCTGTTGGCGGTTCCGTTCGTTGCCGAGGAACCAGCGATCCTTGGAATCGAAAGCGAATACGCGCTCCTGACCGAGAACAGCCTCGATATCGCCCTCGAAGGTGCGCTCAACGAGAACAACGCGGTCATCGTCTATCACTCACTGGCCCGCTCTTGGCTTGGATATTGGGACAACTGGATCGTAAACGACTTCATTCCAACCTCGTTCTCAACATTTGGACCCGTCCTTATGTTTGCCGGCGATATTATATCGGTGTCAGCAGGAGCGGGCCAGGTCTGGTCATTCAACGATTACCTCCCGAACACCCGACTGAATCCGGTCTCAAGCTCCGCGTACACCGATGGCGGTGCGAATTACGAATCCACGGTTATCACCAAGGCTTACAACCTCAACGAACCTATCCCCGACAAGATCGGGTACAGCGTTCAGTTCGCCTTCGATAACCCGTACACCACCGCAACCACGACCGCCGCAGTGTCGTTGGCCAAGGATATGTCGGACACATTCGTGACTCTCGATTCCGCGCTGGCGATCACCTCAAGCCAGAAGTTCCTGAAGGCTTACAACCTGATAAGCCAAGGCCGCTGGAATACTTTGCAATTCAAGGTAACCGCAGACGCTGGTCGCTTGTCTCTGCAATCCACCATTCTCTCCGGATTCGTCGATTCTGTGCGTCCTCAGCAATGACCGCACATCCAACAAACATTGAAGCGGCCAAGCTATTGCGAGAGCATTGGCCAACTTGCTCCTCATGGACTGAGGATCAAATCCTCAACTGGATCGGGATCTTCAACGCCAAGAAGCTGATTGGCATTGTGAAGAACGAGGAAGGAAAGTGCGTCGGGGTGGGAGCTGTTCGGTTCCTGAACTCCATCGAGGAATCCGAGGATCTCAACAACAACTTCCCAGACGGTCACATCGCGTGGATCGAGATTGCCATTGGCACTGAACCGCATGCGGTTCAAACCCTTTGGTTGGCCATGATGCGGTTATGCTCTAAAAACGTCACCAAGCTGGGTGGTTTTAGAAAAGGCATTAACCGTTTGTACGATTTTGACAGGTACTTCAAACTGCTGATGAACAAGAGGATTTCTTATGGGCGGATCATATAAAGCACCAGACTTGGCGGCGGCAAACCGTGAGGCCGTTATGGCTTCAATCGAAACCTTTCCGCTTCAACGGCAGATCGAGGCGGCATCACGAATTGGAGGTATTGTTACGGTTCCAATCTATAAAGATGGAAAAGAAACAGGCCAATTCAAGGACATTGATTTCAGCAAAACATCTGATGTTGCTCAGACTAAAGCTATCGGCCAAGCGTTAGCTGACTTGGTCCCGATTCAAGCTCAACGTCAACTTGAAGCCTCTCAGGAATACGGCACTCAGTTCGCTGAACAACGTCGCGCTGAACTTCAAGCTCTTGATCCTGAGCGTTATGGAACAGCAGCTAAAGATGGTCAGCCAGGTCAGCCGGGTCTCTACGCCCAGTTCCTGAAGGATATAGGTTCTCGCCCAATTTCCGAGGAAGGCATCGCTGCCCCTTCCTACGAGCGCGTAGGCATGCCGGGTGGTCCTCAAGACACTGGTGAGGCTGCAAGAATCCGTAGCAACCTTGAACGGCAGATTAGTGCCGGTCTTGCTCAAGCCGGTACACTTGATCCAGCCATGATCCGAGGCGCGGAACAGGCTGCTCGCGCTCGTGGAACTTCCACTGGCAATCTCCTTGGTAACCTCTCGGCATTCCGCGAAGCCCGCGCCGTAAACGAGGCCATCTCTAACGCCGATGTCCAACGCCGGCAGCAAGCTATTGGTCTACTTCAGAGCGGTCAGACCAGCAGCGATGTCGCCAATCGCCAAGCTCAGGAAGCTTTCCAGAACATCCTTGCGGCCACCGGCCAGCGGAACACTGCGGCGCAACAAAGCTTTGCAGGCCAGATGGCTTCGCAGCAGCAACGTCAGGGTACCCAGCAACAGAACATTGCGAATATCCAGTCCGCTCTAGGACTTCAGCCGATCGTCTCTCAAGCTGCCCAGCTAGGTGGTCTTCAACAGGGTGCTTCTCCGTTTGCAACCCCGCAGTTGTATCAAGGAATGCAGCAGGCAGGACCGGGTCAGCTTCTGCAAACTGGCAGCAACTTCGCGCTATCCAACGCTCAAGGTGCGTTCCAAGCTTCGCAAGCGGGTTCCCCATTGTCCGTTTTTCAAGGTCTTACGAGCGGCATTGGAAATCTCGGTCAAGGATTCCGCGGATTCGCTGGAGGGCCTTAATTTATGCCAAACGATACCGGATCAAACTACTTCCTTATTCCAGGAGGAGAAACGCCTGCTCCAGTTACCCCTCCTGTTCCTGCGGAGCCGGTGTCTCCATTTGAAAAGTATCTCATTGCGTTGGAAAATCTTCAGCCTGCTGTTGAGCTGTTTCCCAGTTCAACTCAGCAGCCTTCTACACCAGCGTTTACTCCGATGGCCGCTCCTGCTGCTGTTCGGGTGTCTCCTCCTGCAACACCTACGGAACCGGTATCTCCTTTTGAAAAATACTTGATGGATCTGGAAAACCTTCAACCTCCTGTTGAATTTAAGCCCGGTTCGTATCAGGAAACTTATACTCCAGCGTTTACTCCGATGGCGGCTCCTGCGGCTGTTCGAGTGTCTCCTTCTAAACCTGACCTGAGTAATCCATCAACTATCGATCAACCTACAGACATTGACGTTGGTGATGGACTAATCACTGTTGATAATAAGAACAAGTATCTCACTGAGAACAAAATGGATTTACAGGAATTTAAGGTCCGGCCTACTGTGACTTCACCGCCAGAAGTTATCGAACCTCCAGAGGTTGTTGAACCTCCGGTCACTCCTCCGCCCACCGTTATAGTGCCTGAAGTAAAGATTCCTGAACTTGTTGAGCCTCCAAAGACTACGTTCCCGATTGTAACTCCTCCTGAAAAACCGGTTGTGCCTAAGCCGGTTGTTCCGACTATTCCTGCAATAGTTCCGGTTACACCGACCAATAGGCAACCAATCGTGCGTCCTGTTGTTGAACCTACTACAATTCCGATTGCGACCCGTAAGATGATTGAGTCTCTATCACCAGGATACTTCAAGGATATTAACTATGACCCTGATGAGATCCTTGCAGCAGCGATGCGGAGCATGGGCGGAAGACAAGCTCGTCGATCAATTTTAAACGAACTCCAATAACCTTATGGCTACTACAGACGAAATCAGAAGGAAGCTTGAAGAGCAGGCTAACCAGCGAGTCAACCCGCTGCTCAAGGGATTGTCCATGCTCACTGGTGGAATCGCTGGAGAATTCACTGGAACCAATGAGCAGATCCGCCAGCAAAGAACCGCAAAACGAGCGTTGATGGAAGAGGATCTTTCTGCTTTGCAGGAGCAGCGGTTGATGGAGCGAGTGAAGAATCAGCAGGCTGAAATGCTAAAGAGGCAGCTTGAGCTTGAAGCGGGTCGAACCGCTGCTGAGGAACGAAGACAGTTGCTTGATGTCACTGGTGCTGAAGAGGTTTTGACCGGAGCCGACAAAACATACGTTGGACCAGTTGAACAAGCTCAAGAAATTGGACGCAGGAAAGCTCGTGTTCAAAAGCTTGTAACAGGCGAAAGAGAAGCTGCTGAAAAGGCGAGATTGATTGGCCGACTTGAAGCGGAAATGGGTGCTACTGAGAAAGCAGCTATTGAAGCAGGTCTTACGAAGGATTATTCCAGTTTAGATATTAACACCCTTCGCCAGATGGAAGGTGCTTCTGATGTTTCAATTCGTAATAAAGAAGAAGCCAGACGGGCAAAGCAAGATGAAGGAAGGTTGTTTGTTAGCAGAAGTTCCAATGGCGCAGTAAACGTTCAAGGCCCGGTTGATCTTATCAAAAAATTTGAAAACGCAAACCCAGGTTTCTTTACACAGGAAAAGGGTTCTCCGTATAAAGTTTCAATGAGGGAGACAGAGGACGGCAGGTCATTCAATGTTGATTTTGGTGACATGCCCATTGATGAAATTCAGAAAATTGCCCCTCAACTTGATGAGATGAAGAAAGCGTATGGCGTTTTACCTCAAACGGATTTGAGCGGAGGCGGTGCTGGTGCTGGTGCTACAACTGCAAAGCCGCTTCCTAAAGCCCCTGCTGCAACCCCTGGAGATCCAATGGTAGGAAGAGGGAGTGGAAAACCAAGAGGAGAGGTTGCCGATATGATTGCAAAAGAGGTTGCGGCTCAACCTGATATGTACGGACCACCGACACCTCGTGAGCAGTTCCTTCAAACCGGAAAACGTCTTTCTGCATTAGAAGGTCGAGGCGGTGCTTCCACTTATGGTGCCCAACAGACACTTACAAGTCCGTTTAATTCAGCGGTGGCTTCTGAGTTAAATATTCAACCTGAACGAGTTGGGGCTGAAAGTGTTTTTGTCAAAGGTGCAAAAGCTGTTGTTGCTGATCAATTCCCAACTGAACAATGGAACAGCCTTCCTCAAGAGGTTAAAAACCGTATATACATGCAAGCTCTAAATGAGTCAGCCGCTCAAATGGCTAATCCTTCTGCTCCTAAATCTATGCTTGGTCTCGGATACGCTGAATCCCCGTTTGCTCCTTACTCCTATAAGACGAATTAGGACGTAATACTATGACAAAAACCCAGCGTGATTGGTTGATCGAAAACAACCTTGATCCAGAGATCTATGACGTAGATGCGGAAGGAAACGTCTCAGAAAGCCCAATCATGGGTAAGCTTGAAGCTGGAGCTAGATCGGCTGCTGTCAGCGTTGCTCCTTCTCTCACTGCTATTCCTGCTTCGGTGGCAGGTGGTAAGGGTGGAGCCTTGCTTGGCGCACCGTTTGGTCCTGTTGGAGTGCTTGTAGGCGGAGGTTTAGGCGCGTTGAGTGCAGGTGCTGCGGCTGCTTACGCTACCAGCAAAGCTCAGGAAGCACTGCTTGAGAGGTACTCCCCTGAGACGCTTGAGAAACTGGCAGAAGGCCAAAGAGAACAACCTTTCGCTTCGGCTGCTGGAGGGTTCCTTCCTACCGCGTTAACCGCTCGCCCATCGCTGAAGGGACTCAGCGAACTTGGTAGGCCACTGACTCGTCAGACTACGTTTCGTGAAGCCATCACCAAGCCGGGGTTTGTTGAGCCTGCCATGAACGTAACGGCCAACGTCGCTCAATCTACCGGTCAGCAGATCGCTGATGTAGCTCAAGGAGGTGAGTTTTCCGGTGGCCGGCTTGCAGCGGACGTTGCACTTGGCACCCTCTTCAATCGTCCAACCAGGTTGGGACGTAAGCTTGGTATGTCGGAAGGGCCTCAAGACGCTCCGCTTCAGAAGCTGGATCTTGAACGTGCAAGGTTTATGGCGGAAACGCCGGAAGAGTTTACCACGCCTCGTGAAGAACGGCTTGGAATCGGACGCGAGAAGGTTGCTCCTGAACAGTTCTTTGGAACTGAAATGGATCAGCGCAATCGTCCTATCAGCGAGGAACGCGCTGCTAAACAGTACGAGAACTGGTGGAAATCCGAAGCAGAACCAACCGTTGACCTGATCAAACAAGCGGCTGAAAGCGTTAAGCTTAAGATCCCTCGTGATCGCCTCAATGAGTTGGCCAACGATCCGGATGTTGCTCGTGTTATTAACGATCCAACAACGCTTCCTGAGTTTATTTCAAAGCAGTATCAGGAAGGGCTTCAAGATGCATACCAAAAAGTCCTTGAGCAGAGGAAAATGGCTGAACGTTTCCTAACCGCAGAGGAACGCGCTGGTATTACCAAGATGGAAGAGCTTCGGGCTGTTACCGAAGAGCCGTTCAAGGCTGAAACTGCTGCTGTAAAGACCGCTCAAGACATCTACGATAGCCTCTACAGCCGACTTCAACGCGAAGGCGAAGGCGCAAAGATCACTCAGCCCGACATAGATGCAGCCGCCAAGATCGCTGCTCGCCGCAATCTAACCATCGAGCTTGATCGTCCGTTCATTGGATCAACCGAGATCCGAGGTATGTACCTGTCTGATCCTAAGACTGGTAACCGCATCGTCCGCGTTAACCCGTTAATGGCCACTCGTGACACGGCCATCCATGAAATCGGTCACGATGTGTTCCAAGGGGTCACGAATCCTTCCATGCGGAAGTCACTGCTTGAGTCCGCTCAAGACAGTCCTGCGTACAAGAGCGAGCTTCTGGCCCGCAATGCTGAGGTTCAGGAAGGAAAGCTCACGCCTAAGCAGGCCCAGGAAATCGCTCTTGAAGAAGGTCTCATCCAATCGTTCGGAGAGCAGATCCCCAACATCCAGCGTAGTGAGATCCGGTCTTGGTTCAACGCCTTCAAGGCTTCCACCAAGCAACTCTTCACTGGAAAGGTTTCGCCCGAAGACGCCATCGCGTGGATGCACTACGCAACCACCGAGTCAGTTCCTTGGAAGGGAGTGACTGCTCCGAAAGCTGGTGAGCAGCGGACGCAGAGGGATGAAGAACTTCAAACAATTTCAGAGCGTCGATCTGCCGCATATGAAAAGTTCAAACAGTCCACTCCAGGCTCACAAGCCGAGATGATGGAAAGTGGTAGAATATTTTCTCCCAATGTAAGGACACAACTTGAAGCTCTTCAATCTGGAGGAAGACTCGACAGAGAGGCGTTACAAGCTGCAATCAATCGAGATATTCCGGTTAGAAAAGTTCCTGAATTTTCATCAAAATCTCTTCCAGACTTTAATACAATTAGAGGATCGTTAAGCGATCCAAGGAAAAAAGCTAATGTTGGGAAGCTAAACGAAATACCCGCTGGATCTGAAATGACACTCAGGCAGGACGTTCCTGCAATGACTGATTTTGGTGTTGGCGTTGTTACTGGAACCAGCGGAGATATAACAACATACGAGCCGTTTATTCGTGTTAGGAACATAAAAATGGTTCCCACGAAAGGAATGGAAAACCAATCGCTCAAGATAGGTGCTGGTGCTGCAAAGAATCCTGCGATTGTCGCAAAAGGAACAAAGCATGAATCTCAATCAATCCCAAGCGACATAAACACTTGGACACAAGTTGGGTTCAATCCTGACAGGCATTCATACTTTTACGACAGGGCTGACGGTGTAACTCCAGTTGTAGGAGGGGATGAAGCTGTTCAGATCGGAAATACAGTTTTTGTTAAAAACCCACAAACCGGAGATCCAACCAGTTTCCGTTTCCAACGGCCCGAGGAAAAGACGCGCAAGTTCGCAGGGCGTGTTGCCGAGGCTGAGTCAGTTCCTGAAGAAGTGCGCCAGACAGTGCGCCAGTCTCCTGAATCGCAGTACGAGCAGCAGAAGGTGAACGAGGTTGTTGATCGCGCATCGTCGATGACGATGACTCAGCTCGCTGCTGATATGGCAGACCCAGAGTCCAACACCAGGGTCGCTTCTGGAATGGAAACATTCAGTCGCCAGATCAATTCAGGCGATATGGTTGGGGCCAGCAGCACCGCGTTGTCTCTGTCCAAAAGCGGAACCACTTGGGGTCAGCTCATCAATCAGTTCAAGCTCCTCAATTCCTCCACTCCAGAGGGATTGGTTCGACTGGTTCAAGATTCGCTCGCAAATAAGAAGCGACCGCCTCTTACCCAGCAACAGGCAGCTATCTTGATGGACGGTGCGAGCAGGCTAAAGCTGGCCGACAATGAAGTCCTGGCCGCAGGTCGCGTTGCCCGTGATGCGTTCGCTGCCAATGATGTCGCTGCAATAAACCAAAGCATCAAGCAACTGGACTTGGCCGACGCAAAACGATCCGAGATCGATGTCATCCTCAACGAGGCAATTTCCAAGATCAATCCAGCCGATGCCGCGGACCTGTTCATCTCGATGGTCCAGGGTTCCGTAATGGGTCCAATATCCATCGTCCGCAACGTAGTGGGTAATGCCATCAATTACCCTTTGCGTGAGCTTGGAGATGCCGGTGCCGCACTCATCGATGCGACCTTCTCAAAGGACAAGAACAACTCCTTCAACATCCGCGCTCGTACCGTTGATCGAATCGATGCAATCGGACGATCGTTGCCAGCCGCTGCTAAGACCCTTCTAAAGGGATCTAATGCGATGCCGTATGAGTTGGGAACCAGCATTGGTAACCCGCTCAATTTCCAGCGGGCATGGCGGCGAATTGCCGAGGACTTTGCCAATGGCAAAATTGGTTCCGCGTTGTCTCCTCGAAACTTGACCGAAGCAACTATCGGCATCCTGCCGGACATCATGCTTCGTCTCACTCAGGCGACAGACATCCCGTTTCGACAAGCTGAACGCGCCCGCATCATCAGCGAGATCGGTCGCACCAAGGGTTTATCTGAAGCCCAGATCCAGATCGCCGTGCGAGATCCAAAGCTTGCGTTCGTTACCGATGTGGAAGCCCAGCGCGGTCGCCGCGGATTCACCGAAGATGATCTGGCTACCATCGAAACCGAATCGGCTAGATCGGTTTTTCAACAAGATAACACGGCCACCAAAGCAGTCGCTGGCATCAATCGGTTCATCAAAAATGAACTGGGATCTACAGGCTACATTCCCTATCGCCTCATCTCGCTGTTCCAAAAGACGCCCATCAATGTAGCCGCAGAGGCTCTTCAGTTTACTCCTGCCGGCGGGTTACAGGATTGGAGCAAAATGAGTCCTCGTGAGCGCAATATCGCGGCATCTCGAATCGCTGTCGGAGCAATGGTTACAACGGCTTTTGGTTACCTCTACCACAAAGGGATCATCACCCCGAACCTTGATACCGCTGGCGAGACCAACAAGGCTCGTGAGTTGGCCAAAGCTGGTGGCGTGATGCCTCCAGGCACGATCAACCTGTCAGCGGTCAAACGGCTAGTTGGTGGGGGTAAAACAGAGTTTCAGGGGGGAGACACCGTTGTCGATCTCTCTTCGCTAGGAACCGCTGGCGCATTGGGAATCATGGCTGGAACAGCCCTTCGGCAATCGGAACGTGGGCGTACCAATGAGGAGCTGATGACCACGGTTTTCAAAGGCGTTCCAACCTCTGGACTCAACTTCGTGATGGAGCAGCAGTTTCTCAAGGGAACCAGCGACTTCATCAAGCTGCTCTCCCAAGAATCCAGTAACTCAATGGATCGATGGCTCAAGAATCTTGCAGTCACCGCTGCAACGCCCTTGGCTCCAGCCGTCCTGGGATCTGTCCGCCGCGCTGAACGCGACAAGCTGCCGGTAATCGGTGGCCAGAGCTTCATCAAGGATACCGTCGATGAACTCAATCAACGGTACGCCGCCCTTGGGTTGGCCATCCCTGGTGTAAAGGATCCGAACGCTATGCCCGTGCGCCGGGATCTCTGGGGACAAGCCGTTGAACAGACTCCAAAGGGCAGCAACCCGTGGGTCTACCAGTTCTTCAATGCTTGGAAGGCCCGCGAGATCGATGCCGATCCGCTCAACACATCGATCTACACAATCTGGAGGCGGACCGCGGACAACAGCGCGATCCCTTCAGTTCCCAACCCAAGCCTGACTTGGAAGCAGAAGACCTACGAGCGGATGGCTCCCGAACAGTTCGATCGATACAGCGAATTGGTGGGGCAATACCGCAGATTGCGGGCAGAACAGGAGTTCATGCGTCCGCGCTTCCAGCAGGGTGGCGATGAGCGAAAACTCAAGCTCCTGCAACGCGCCTACGATGATGGCCTGCTCATAGCCAAGAAGCAGTTTGTTCGGGAACTCATTCAATCCGGCCAAACCCTCACGCCAGTCGCCGCTCGCCGCGGGTTCCAACAACCCTCCGAGTAAACTTTCCGAAAGAAAACTCTCGACAGTTTGCAACACGCTGCTACTTTGGCTTGCGTGAGCGTAAAACTTCTAACCGTCCAAGAGATCGCATCCGCCCTCGGGACTCATCCCGAGACGGTGCGTCGGTGGATCCGGTCAGGAAAACTTCCAGCCATGAAGGCGACGAAGAGAACCATCCGTGTCCGCTCCGATGTAATCGAGGAACTCCTCAGACAAAACCCACAATGAACAACTCAATCGCAACGACAACCCCCCAACCCTCGGATAACT